AAAAAGGTTTAGTCTAGATCCATGGACCTAAATCAAACCAATCAGCGCAGTAAGCGCTGAAATTGAGTCGCTGGGAAGAGCCACCTCGACCGATAACTGAATCGAAAGTGGTCTTATTTTTCTCCCCAGCACCGTCCCTGCACTCATAAAGGGCGTAGAGATAATGCTGCGCCCAGCTCCTGGCAGTAGTAAGCCAGGGGAGTGCATCCACCCGAGCATAAGTCCAGCCATACTGAAGGTCCCGATTAAAGGACACATCAGGGGAGGAAAGGGCTTTATCGAGATTATCGACAAGGCCCCCATCTCCTGTCTCAACATCGGCCCAAGGTAAATCTAGGCCAATCGCAGGGATAATTATCCCCCGAAGAGACGATGGCAACCGATTAGCAACATATAGCCAACAACGCCTAAGCCTGCCGTCGCAACCGAGAAAATTGTTGCGGCGAAAAGCAAGACGACGCAGACCGTTAGCAAGTCGGTAAAGACTTTTTGCATCGATCAGTGGCTCCTTTTGATAGTAGGGACGGACGTTCACGCCGTGAAAGAAGTCGGCGCCGCAGGACTCTCGGAACTCCCCAGCAGAGAAACTCTTGCTGGGGTTAACTTTGAATCCCAACAGCGTCAACACCTCCACCAACAGAGCAACCGCAGCTGTTGGTACGGCGATATCGTCACCATAAGAACGACACAGAGAACGATCAGAATACCCGACCGCCTCTGAACACGCTTGGGCCAGGGCATAAAAAATCATGCTTTCCAGCTCAAACGTAAAGCCGTTCCCCATCGAACTGAACTTTTCATACCGAAAGGATGCTTCCACCCCTTCAATACTAATCGTCCCTTTCTTAGAGCGTACCCAGTCCATGGCGACGAACCATGGCTCAGGTATTAGCTCACGCACTACCTCGATGGCCAAAGAGTCACTGGCCATACTAAGGTCGATGGTGGCGATTGTACCATGAAGACTACCCAGCCTGGCTAGTTCCTGATTAGGGAACTGCTCGTCTAGGTTCAGACCTGCCCTTTTAAGGCAAGCCCTCAAATATGAACCGAGCCCCAACTGGGCAAAGATATTCATATGTGGTTCGATAGCAATACTTCGATCCACGAGGGCAGTCTTCGGTACGAACGTAACTCTGTTGCCCGGAACTATGTCTACAGGCGGATCCGACCTCGGAGGACCAAAATCCTCCGGAGCCAGTCCACTTAACACACGGTCCCACGCGGGGTGGCATCGCGCCAATGCCCGAGCACCGTCAGCGAAGTCCGCGGTTGCGGACAGTCGAGACAGCTTATGGTAAGCCGAAACGTCGCGTCCTCTATTGTTAGAGTCCGCGCCCGGCCCGAACCTGCACTGGGAAACCCAAAAACCAGCGTCGAGATCGCCCAGCCAACGAGCTATTTTCCGTTGCACTGCGAATATCACAGCTTCAACGTGCGGTTGGAAACCGCAAGCCCGGGACTTACGAATCCTTTCGTTGGTCTCTCTACACAATCCCTCTGCATCCCAAAACTTCTTGAGAGTGGGAGTGGCTCTGTCGAAACCCAGAAAAGGGTATTTCTTCAGAAACGCAATGGCCAGATGGTCATCACGAGCCAACCCCATATCGTTATATCTGCTAGCATCAAAATCGATTGCAAGCAGATCCTGGATCTGGCCGGCCTTTGCAAGCAGGCTAAGTCCAAGCGACAAGGGAGTATCGAGTGCAGCCCACAACTCTTCGGCAACTTCGAAAAGGAAAACATTACTTTCTACCTCTCCGATTGACCAGTCTTTGACGACCGATCGCAACACGCTTCGACGATTTCGCATCGTTCGACGCATCTTCACTCCTTCTTATATGTCCAGCGTCACGCTGGCAAGTACGTAGAAGGGCTCCGGTGATTCCACTTTTCACATGGATCCAACCGAAGCAGGGACACATTAGAACTGCCCCTCGAGGTCCTTGATCGCGGCAAGAGCGTTTGCATGGGCCAAAAAGTTCTTGCCCATAGCATACAACTCCTGTCGTTCAGCAAGGGTTGCCCCCACTGGGACGATGATATCCCCATTGAAGCGCGACGTGTAGTCCACCAAACCAGTAGTGGCGTTCACGACAGGGCGCGCAATTTTGAATAAGACGCGCGTAACCCCTTTCGATGGATCCACAGGCCGACGTAGTTCCTCAGATACCGTGCGGAAACCGCCCGGCGTTCCTTGGGACGTATCAGCCCATATAGCCATACCGCTATTAATCGACAGCACCGTATAGGTGACTGGCGAAGCGGCGTAGTTATTCAGGGTCATATTGGCCATTTGTGGCATTGTGAAGTTCCTTTAAGAAAGGAAAAACTTAGGAAGTTTTACGAAAAAGGAAGTAGAGCCGGACGAGCGCGATCGCTAAAACGATCAAAAGCTCTTCCAGAACCTTAAGGTCGATAGTTTCCAAAGCTTCGATCTCCTCGGCAACGTTGCCGCCACAGAGCCGCACTGGTGATAATACGACGGGCGTTGAGCCCATCCGCCAGCGGTAGCCTAATGGTGGGAACGCCTCCATTCCAGAATTGTCGGGAATAAACACGATGGGTGTAAGCTGTCTTAGGGAGAATTCCCTGAACAACCCATGAGGGGTGAGTGTTAGTTAAGAAAAACACACCTCGAGCGGTCATTAATGATGTAGTGAAACCGTCGAGCACCCTGATTCCCTGAAGTGCGCCTAGATTCTCCAAAGCGCTCCCGATATCGATAAACCAATCGAACACGAAAGAGAAAGGAGTAAGTTCCCAGGCAAAAAGCGCAGCATCGGCTACACCAAATCCGGTCTGCGCGGCAAGTGCTGCAGTTGTTGATTGAATTTCACATAGCAGCCCTGCCTGAACCTTAAGCATCACACCCGCATCCATTGTCCCATGATCTGGGTCGGGCACCCAATTGTATTTCATATAGGTGCCCAGGAAGTTGGGTTGATCCGTAGTTCCTACCGTACTTGAGGCACGATAAGAACGTCTCGACGTTCCACGCACTGTGAAGCGCGTAGGACGCCCGGCGACGCTCTCGATTTGCTGAGCAGCCAGCTCAGCCAAGCCCTTGACATCCGACAGAAGCGGTTTCCAACCGTAGGCCCATTCGAGCCAATGGTTAGCAGCCGTACCTGAAGGTTTCGGGATGCCTAGAACTTTGGACACCTTCTTAAAGTGTCCCTTACGGAAGGCTGAATAAGCCTGTCCGAGTTTCCTCGCAGTATCCGCAATCATCTGGATGGTCTGACGACCTTCTCCAAACGCCACGGCAAGGTTTACCTTCATATCACGAGCTTTTGCCAAAGCTTTGGTCTTCGCATCTTGAATACACGAAGCCTCGTCAGTGGTTATACTCGTTCCCTGAATTGCTCCCGACCACCCGGGGCCCGCGCAGTACGCGTTGGCCCAGGAGAACCGGAAACCCGCAGGGTTTAGGCCCACTATGTTGTAGACTGGCTGTCTCCAACTGTGGAAACTCTCCGACATGTTTAACGTCGTGAGAAAACCTTGAGCTGCAAGTACTGATTTCCATCCCGGAGTTGTGTTCCAAGACCTGGTTTTCCAGTCCTTGGTCCACTCGTAGCTTGTAGTCTCCGAAGGAGTCTGCAAGTTTGTCGTCATAGTCCCTGTATCATGATGCGGGACACCATAAATCGTATAGTCATACTCATAAGTACTAACGAGCGTGACGCTACGGTTAAAGGTACGGTTTTTAGCCGTCATTACGACACTCCAGAAGGGGATGGGAAGGTCGCTGAAAGACGCGACAGAGAAGGAGGACTCCACACCTGCACGCATTACTGTGTCTTCACCGAGGATCACTTCGGTGCTAAGGGGCAGCTTGCGCGCAAGGGGGAGT